GTGTTAGCTGAAGTGCCTTGCGTATTCAGCGTACCGGACGAAGCAGCGGCGTTGTCGTAAATGTTCTTGAGAACGTTGTAGTCGAAAGCTTTCTTCAAGCTGTACGCACCAGACGAAGTAGCCAGCGCCTCAAAGTTGAGGTGACTGTGACGCTCTTCGATGTCGTCAACTTTGAAAGCAAAGTAGTTGCCCTGATCGACGGTCAACTGAATTTGATCGTCAGACAGGTCTTCCGTATTCACGGTAGTACCGCGAGCATAATCGCGAACCGTAATTGCAGGTTCTTTGATAATGTTCACAGTATCGCCAAAGTTTTCAATTTCTCCAGCGTAGTCGGTGTTGGTAATCGCTTCAGCAACCGACGCACGACGGAAAAACTTGAGAACTTTTTGGCTGAAAATAGTGGGTACAAAATTACCTGACGGTAGATTCTGATAACCACCAGCGCGAGTAAAAGCCATTTCGGTTTCTCCTTACTATGGTTAAAAGTTAAATTGAATCAACGATACGTCCTTCACGGGAAGCAGCGTCAATGTCTTTCTCGTATTTCTCAAATTCCCACGGTTTAAGCCGGGAGATTTCCTCTACTGTCCAGACTTTTTTGTCTGGTCCTAGAGACTCTAAGCCTCGATTTGATGCTGTGCGTGTTACAGCTTGCGCTGCTTCTGCACGTTGATTCTCTGTAGAACCAGATCGCCTCGACTTAGTAGTGGTCTGACCAACATCTGCTTTGTACAGATCGATCACTCTTGCGGCCCAACGAACATCCGTATTGTTGCGATAGACACCATCAGAAATGCTTGATGGTTGTTCTTCTAGCCACTGTAGAAAGTCGTCACTTTCTTTGAGTTCCATGAAGTCTGGATGTAATGCAGTAAGTTGTTTTTCAGCAGTAACTCGTTCTGCCTCTTCTTCTTTTTGTCGCAGTACTTCCAAATGTTCTTCTACTTGTGAAACTCGGTCATTAGCTTTTAGCGAAGAAATAGTTTCGACCACATCATACACATCAGGATATTGATTACGGAAGTTTTCAAGTTCTTCCGCTGTCTTAGGAAGCTGATCTACTCTCGGAGCCTCAGACATCTTGAGTTTGGCTTCAAGAATCTCTTGGTTTTGTTTCCACTCGTTAAGTTTATTATCATAATGCTTCTTTAGATCATCATACCGTTTCTTGTAATCGTGATCTTCTTTTTGAACGATACCTTCTGTAAGTTGAGGAGTAGCCGCTTCTTCTACAGCGGGGTCCAAAGTTTCTTCGTCAGGTTCGTTCAGAGTTCGCCTATACGCATTTTCGTATGGGGTAGGCTCAAGTGCCTCTTCTTCTGTAATGTTTTCGTTGTCAGTCATGTTTGTATCTCCTTTCTCTCGCGGGGCCGAATGTTATATATTCGGGTAGCCGTGCGGAGGAGTAGTTAAATAGCGGGGCCGATTTGTATCGGGTAGCCGCTCCGGTAATGAAGCGTTTAGTAGCTCCAAACTGTTGGTCGTGGACGCCCTTTTGCAGACACCATGTTATCAAGGTGTATAAAACGTCCAGACGCTAATCCTTTTTGTTTTACGCCAATACCTGTCATACCATGTTGTAAAGCTATGCCTAAAAGATCGTAGGCATCTTCATAGTTTACACCAACGTCTACAGCTTTGCCGTGTAAGTGTGGAGAGTCTTTTGCTCCACCAATACTATTATTGTGCGTTACGCATCGAAATGCAGATGTAATAATCATAGGACGATCAAACTCTTCGCGAATTGCAATAAGCATATTCATAAAGTCTTCTCTCATGGGCGCATCTTCGCAACCACATTTGCACTTTAATTCGTCGTGAGTAAAATATTCCCAGTTTTGTCCCATTAAAATTTATACCTTAACCTTCCAAAAATTCTTTTTTCTCTTTGAGGAGTTTTATTAAAATCTATATCTAAAGAACCATTTTCATTTAATTTAAATGTAGCGCCCACTCCGTAACCTGTGCCAGATTGTCTATCTTCAATGCCTTCCGTATCTTTTAGAACTTGTTTATATTTCTCATAAGCGCCTCTTACATTAGACATATTAAGAGGCATTTTCTTAGGATTTAAACCTAATTGAACAGCAGCATTTCCATGAATGTATTGAATTGTTCGTTGAAATACAGGGTCTTTTTTGAAAGCTACATCTACCTCTGTTTTGCTTTTACCTCCTCCTACTTGTCCTGAAACAGAACGTACATACTTGTCGTCAACATTAAGTTTAAAAGATAAATTACCAGACCTAGATTTAGGAGTCACTCTTACGTCAACATCTTTACTTTCACGTATATTTTTAGGTCTTTTACTTTCTCGGTAAGTTCCTTTTAAGAATGCACCTTCATTCAGTTCTTTTTTTTTACGAGTCCACCATCTTGCATATCAAGAAGCTCTTTTTCTTCTTCTTTCTTTTGCTGCATTGGAGATGGACTTTGTAGCGGACTGCCTTGTGTGGGAGAGTGCAACGTTTCACCGCTAGGCTTTGCAACCATACCACCCGTTTGCATCATAGGTGGCATAGCCTGTTCTTGTGGAATTTGCATAGGAGGCATAGCTGCTTGTGCCATCTGTTGTGGCTCTTGAGGTGGTACAAAAGATTTTCCTTTGTCGCCTCTATTTTTTTCTAGTTGTGCGCGAAGCTCTAAACCTTTTTCACGATAGGTCTCAAGTCGTTGTATACCGATATATTCTACAAGTTCTTTTGGAATACGATATTCAAAGTTAGAAATCTTGATGGGAATGTCTGCGTCAGGATCAGCACCTTCAATCTGCACACCCTCTTGCTGTGCTTGTTTCATTGCTTTCTTAACTTCGATATTGATATTATTAAGCCCTACGAAAAGCACAGACTCATACGGAAGAATAAAATCTCCTTCTTTTGCTGTTGTAGGAATGTCATCCTCTACGGACTCTACACCACCTTTTGCAGGTAGATCGCCCATAGGTTCATTTACTACACCAGCTTCTAAAGGTGGTGCTTCCATTTCAGGAATGTTAGGTTGAATAAGTGCCATCATATTTCCTTTTTGTTAAAATACGCTAGGACTGCGACCTGTATCGGGTGCGCCAGTAGGACCAAAACCTCTTCTACTACCAACTGAGAACCCGCCTCTAGAAGTTCTAAAACCGCCTCCTCCTGCGTCTAATTCACTGCTTATAGCTTTACTTGAAGCATCTGTAAATCTAAGTACTGAATTACCTTGTATCTTTTTATTAGGTGGTCCTATTAAAAGACCTTTTCTTTGCATCTCTCTTGCTATTGA